TGTTAGCCACCACAACGCACTGGTTTATCCAGAATAAGAAGACTGATAGAATCATAGATCTAACTGCATCTCAATTCGATGGCCTCTTAGATGTCAACGAATGGTACCCTAAGGCAACAAGAGCTAATCTTGGTTTCCCTTACTACAACTTAGAAGACGACAAGCGCGCAGAATTCGAGAATACAGTACCAAGTTTACAAGTACTTAAAGTTTACGACAAGTGGAGAGAAGAGAATGAGATCTTACCAGGCTTAGAGAAGTACTGGAAAGCTTCGAAATACGAAAAACTACGCAAAGAGTTTAGCGAAATGGATTTCGCTGCAGTTGGTGAAGAAGTTGATGACGAAAGAAAAGCATTTGAAGAACACGTAATAGAAGTAGCTAGAAAAGTGGGTGAAACTATTGACCCTAGTGAAATCATTTACGTTGACGCTAGTAAAGAACAGTTTGCAACAGTAGAAGAAGTACTACAGGGTATTAGAGCCCTAAATATACTAGGAGAACTATCAGAAGAAGCAAAAGAATCACAAGGTGTATTAAGATATAGATACGCAGGCCCAAGTGGACAGAGAACATTCTGTGCTACACTTAAAGCTCTTAATAAAATCTATTCAAGAGAAGATATTACAAGAATGAATAGATTCAATCCTAGCTTTGCACATAGTGGTGGTAGTTATTCAGTATTCAAATATAAAGGAGGTCCTTACTGCCAGCATTTCTGGGAAGAACTTATCCAATACGAACAAGGTGGTAGAAATGTATTAGTAAGCTTAGGACCTGCTGGTGGAGATGCTGGTAAAACTAATAATGAAAGAACACCAAGCTCAGCTGGAGCAGTTGATAACAACGCACGCTTTTATAAAACATGGGCATTCTCTGATGATGACAAGCAGATTGTTACTGGTCCTGCAATGATACCACAACAACTTATTCCAAGAAGAGATGAAATGGGCAATCTATTCCACGTATATTTCTCTAAAGACACAATTGAAAGAATAGCCAGAAAGTTCTTGGCAGATAATAATACTCACAATACTGATATTAATCATAACGGTAATGTAGTTAATGAAAATACTCTATTAGAGTCTTGGATCGTAGAAGATCCTAAGATGGATAAGGCAACAGCAATGGGATTCAATGTACCAAAAGGTACTTGGATGACCTCGATGAAGATAAATAATAAAGAAACTTGGAATAAGATCAAAGCCGGTGAACTAAATGGCTTCTCAGTAGAGGGTTCATTCCTAGAAATAGTACAAAAATAACATGATACAAGAAACAAAAGACTCAATCGCAAACTTAACTACCATTGGTGCAGCAGGAGCTGCTATAGTAGACTGGAACGGTATACTTACTATGGTACTAATTATCACCGGTATTGTACTTAACGTACTTAGAATTAGAGACAGAAGAAAGAAGGACTAAATAGCCCTCTTTCTGAATTTCTTATTATTTACTTTGCTTTTTGGCAATTATTTTGAATAAACTTTGTAAGTCTTGTTCTGGACTATGTTCTTGATAGTGCCTTTACATACTCCAAAGCGTTCGGCTAACCATCTTTGGTTACACCCATTCTCATAAGCGTTACGTATAGCATGTGCTTGTTCCATTGTTAATTTCCTTGGTTCCATATTGAATTTTTAGTAGTTATACGAACTTTTGTCAGTTTGTTCCAGTTTTATATTTAATAATGTCTGGCTATTCCAGATAAAACAAAAAAATCGTACACAATATGAAAGTAAATGACGTATTAAAGAAGCTAAGAGTTATGTTAGCTGCTGACGCGGTTGTTACTGAAGCTAAATTTGCTGATGCAACTTTAGTTGACGGAACTGAGGTTTACACTGACGGTGAATTAGTGGTTGGAGCTACTCTTCTTATTAAAACAGAAGAAGGCGAAGAATCACCATACGCGCCAAGTGGAATTCACGAAACAACTGACGGTCTTTTAATTGGTGTTGGCGAGAACGGTGAAATTATGGAAATCACAGAAGCTGCTGCAGACGCTGTTACTGAAGAAGTTGTTGAAGAAGCAATGGAAGAAGTAGAAGTTGAAGTACCAGTATCTGAAGAAGCTGTACCTGCAACTGAAGAGTTGTTAACAGGTATTGCTGAAATGATTGCTCCATTCACTGAAGAAATCGCAGCATTAACAGAAGAAGTAGTAGAACTTAAAGCTAAGTTTTCAAAATTAGCAGATGAACCTGCAGCAAAGCCGATTAGAAATTCTTTTTCAGAAATTAAAGCTGATAAAGATGCTCATTTCGCAAAAAGAATGGAAGCGCTAAGAGCACTCCGCAACAATTAAAATTAACAAAAAAATAAAAATTTAAAATTATGGCATTCGGATTCGATGTAACAGCCTTACCTGCATATACAGATTCCCTTTCTTTGGATCTTATCTCTAAGGTTGTATTAAAAACAGATCTACTAGATTACGTAGATCTACGCTCAGGTTTCTCAAGCGGAACTGTAGCAATTAACTTAGTAGATGCAGACTTACCTGTATCTGCACTATCTTGTGGATGGACTTCAGACGGTCAAGTAACTTACTCTCAAGTTAACGTGACTATCGAGTCTCTACAATCTAAAACTGAAATGTGTGTTGAAGATCTTCGTGCGAAGTACACTTCTGCATTCATGTCTCCAGGAACTGGAAACGATGTTATTCCTTTCGAGCAAGTAATCTCTGAGTCTTACACAGACAAATTGAGAAAGTACAACGAAGGTTTCTTGATCAACGGTTTCGGTACTACTACTGGTTTGAAAGCTCAAATCACTTCTGCAAACGGTGCAAACCTACAAGCTGGTACTCCAGTTGCTTGGACGGCTTCGACGGCGTATGAGCAAGCATTAGACCTTTATGATGCAATCGACGAGTCTGTAAAAGACAGAGATGATTTGATCATGGTTGTTTCTCCTGATGCATACCGTGCATTAGTTAGAGCATTAGTTGCTCAAAACTTGTACCACTTCAACTCAGTTGAGGGTAACGACGTAATGATCCTTCCAGGTACTAACGTAACTGTTGTTAAATCTTCAGGTTTAGTTGGTTCTGACTACAAATTTGCTGGTCCAGGTAAAATGATCTTGGCTGCAACTGGTTTGACTGACGAATTGGATACTTTCCGTTTCTTCTACGATGAGGCTGCTGACGTAATGAAGTTCAGAGCTGCGTGGAGATTAGGCGTAGGTGTTGGTGAAGTGAACGTGTTCGCTACCAACGACATGGCGTAAGCTAAATAAATTAAAGCTGAGGGTTTCGGCCCTCAGCATTTTACAAATTAAAAATATCAGATAAAAATATGAGTTGTTCAGCATTAACAGCAGGCTTTTTGGATTTATGTAATGACGGTACCGGTGGTATCGAAAAGATCTTTATCGCAAACGGTCCTGTAGAATCAATCACAGAATCAGCAGGTAACATTACCGCTATTACTGTAGGGGGTTCGGCTTTAGCTCCATCTGACTTTTTTGTATTCGAAACTCCTCGCCAGTCTAGTTCAATTACTGAAACTACTACAGTTTCACAAGAGAACGGAACATTATTCTTTGACCAACAATTAACTATGATCTTTAATAAGATGGAAGCTGCAAAGAGAGATCAATTGTTATTGATGGCTCAAGCTACTACAATGGTTGTTGTTGCAAAAGATGGTAACGGTAAGTATTGGTCTATTGGTGTTGAAAAAGGAGCCTTCATGGTTTCTGGATCAGCTACCTCTGGAGTTGCTTATGGTGATAGAAACGGATATGAAATCGTATTAGGTGGTTTAGAACCTAGCCCGATGTACACAGTTACATCAACGATCGTTGAAGCGTAAGCTTACGGTTGACTATTATAAATACTAGTAGCACTGCTTGTTACTAAGAGAAAGGCCAGTCTGTTGACTGGCCTTTTTATTATATAAGTTTTACAGGACTCTTGTATTCTTTACCAAAAGTTTTAGCCATTGGGTATTTAATACTCTTAAGATATAAGTCATGGACTAGTTTACCGTATTCGAATGTGACTCCATCGAAAGTAATATTAGGCTTATAGCAAGCATAAATAATTTCTTTTGGTTTATGCCATACCGGATCATAGAATTCATTAGAGAGGCTGTATTTGACATCTACGTATGTTTTCATTTCAAAGCCAATACCTACAATACCTTCTAACATTGAATTTATTCTGTTAGGTTGAACTGGCCCCATGATAGTTAAATCTAAATCACCAGTATCTATATCATTTAAGATGTTACCATGAGTCCAGAGCTCGTAACCATCCCAGTTTATTTCGTTCTTAATTCTTTCTAATACAGCTTGTACTGAATCTAAACCGTTCAATACTTTCCATTCTGAATTGCTAAACCTTCCGTAAATTATGTCTTTTGTATAGTCCATGTCAATTTTTGTATAATCTATATTTATATGTATACGACTAAAAATAAGATAGTTTATGACACTTTTAGTACCTGAAACGCAATTACAGCAAGAGTTTACGTTAAATCTAACTAATTTAGAGTTGGGTGCTAATTACAACTTTATATTAACGTCGCAATATTCACACCAACCTGTGACAATGGTAGCAACTGCTACAGTTACTAATGCTAGATACACTACATTCTCAGTTACCTTTCCAACCGGATTTGGTGATGAGCATAAAAACGGTATCTACGATTGGGAAATACTTAAAGGCACTGTTTCTTTAGAAAAAGGTCTAGTTAAGATTATAACAGAACCAGGAGGTAATCTTGGAACTACTAATTTTAATAGCGGGATAAATACAGAAGAAAGAATCGCTGACGTATTCTATAGACCAAATTATTAAATAAGATATGAGATCAACACCAGAAGGAATTTATTCAATCAAAGGCTCGAGCTTTCAAGCTATTGAATTGCCAGAAATACACGATGTACGTGGTAAGGAATACATGTACTATGGAGGTAAAAACCTATTCCCACAATCATTAATAGAACTATATGACACTTCTGCAATGCATCATACTTGTATTGACGCTATTACAGCTGGTATTATTGGCGATGGTATTGAAGTTATCGGAGATGAATACATTAACCAAGAGGGCGAAACAATTAACGAGATATTCGAAAAGATTTCGCTTGATTATACGCTATATCAAGGCTACGCTATCAACGTGGTTTGGAACAAAGAAAGAACCAAAATAGCAGAAATGTACCACTTACCATTTGCTAATGTAAGAAGTGGTAAGCCTAATGAAGAAGATAAAGTTGAAGAATACATGTATTCTGCTAACTGGTCTAATCTAAGAAAATACCCTTACAATACATATAGAGCATATGATGCCACCGATAATAAAGGTGACAATGCTTCACAGATATTTTATTTCTACAACTACACACCAGGTAATCAAGTTTATCCACTTCCTAACTATGTAGCTGCAATGAACGATATTAGTTTAGATGCTCAAGTCTCTAGATTTCACGCCAACAATATCGCTAACGGATTAGCACCAAGTATGTTCGTGCAATTTAGAAATGGAGTACCTTCACCAGAAGAAAGAAGAGATGTTTAC